GGTTCTTTTTCCGTGATCTGTGTTCGACCCAAGCAAACGCAGTTCTTGGGGAATCGGTATTACCGGGAACACCCCATGTGCGTTTACTATTTCCCCAAATCCACGGGGGACTATTCGGAAACAAATGCCATGATTGAAAAGTTATTTTCAATTCTGGAATATATCACCGTTTCTGGTGATCTGGTGCGCGGAACGAACATGAACCCCCACGTTGAAGATGGGGTTCTTGCTTTTTCCGTGGACTACAACTTCTTTGTTCGGAAGGTGGAAGCCGAACAGGATAACATGGAAAATCTTGAAATGAGGGAAAACGTAAATGGCGAAGAAACCTGATGTTTCTGTTCCTGCCGTTGAAGCCCCGGCTTTCACCAAGGAACAGATTCTTCATTCCAAACGGTATCAGATGCGCCGTGATGCGCTGGGCTTCCTGCTGGATGACGGCAAGACCTATACTGATTCCGAAATCAATTCCATTCTGGAAAACTACATGAAAGGACAGGTGAAGTAATATGGCACTTGGCGGCGGTATCTTTGTTGCCCAGAACAAGAAACTTCCCGGCAGCTACATCAACTTTGTTTCGCTGGCTATGGCTACTTCCAACGTGTCTGACCGTGGTGTTGCTGCTTTCGGTCTGGCGCTGGATTGGGGCGTTGACGGTGAAGTGTTCACCGTGACCAAAGCGGACTTTGAAAAGAACAGCCTGAAGCTGTTTGGCTATGAGTACGGCCATAACAAGCTGAAGGGTCTGCGTGATCTGTTCCGCAACATTCACACCCTGTATGCCTACAAGCTGAACAGCGGCACGGGCAAGGCCGCGAATACCTACGCTACCGCGAAATATGCGGGTGTGCGTGGTAATGCCCTTACCACCATCATCACCACCAATGCGGATGATACGAATAAGTTTGACGTTTCCACCGTCTTTGATGGCGCTGTGGTTGACCGTCAGACCGTTGGCGCTGCTGCGGAACTGGTGGATAACGACTATTGCACCTTCAAGAAGGATGCTAAACTGGCGCTGACCGCTGGCCTTCCCATGACTGGCGGCGAATCCGACACCGTGACGGCGGCACATCATCAGGCGTTCATTGACCTGATTGAAGCTTATTCCTTCAACGCCATTGGTGTTGTTTCTGATGAGCGCGAAGCGGGCGCAACCAAGGTGAATGACCTGTACGCCAATTTTGCTAAGCGTATGCGTGACGAAATGGGCGTGAAGTTTCAGGCCGTTGTGTTCCGCAATGCTGCTGACCATGAAGGCGTTGTCAACGTTGAAAACCTTGTCACCGACGAGGGCGAAAACGCTGCTTCCCTTGTGTATTGGGTGACTGGCATTGTGGCTGGCACGGCTATCAATGCTTCTGCCCTGAATACTGTGTATGACGGTGAATTCACTATTGATGTGAAGTACACTCAGGCACAGCTTGAAGGCTGCATTGACGCTGGCAAGTTCACCCTGCACCGTGTCGGCGCTGATATTCGCGTTCTGTGTGACGTGAACAGCCTTGTCAACACCAACGCCAACAAGAATGATCTGTTCAAGGAAAATCAGACCATCCGTGTCATTGACTGTATCGCCAATGATATTGCGGAACTGTTCAATACCAAGTATCTGGGCAGGATTCCCAACAATGCGGCTGGCCGTGTTTCCCTGTGGACTGACATTGTGAAGCACCATCAGGAGCTTGCCCGTATCGGCGCTATCGAAAACTTTGACGAAAACGCCGTTGTGGTTGAGCAGGGTGACACCAAGCGTTCCGTTGTGGTACAGGATGCCATTACCGTTGTGAACGCTATGGCACAGCTTTATATGACCTGTGTGGTCGGCTAAGAAAGGATGTGAATTCAAATGCTGAACAACATCATCATGAAAGGCAAGGATGCCGTTTCTGCGAAGTTGGCCGAATGCTTTGTCACCATTGAGGGCAATCGCTACAACATGATGCAGATGATCAACTTTGAAGCGAAGTTTGAGAAGAACAAGATGAATGTGCCGATTCTGGGCAAGACGGGCGAGGGTAACAAGTCCGCTGGTTGGAAGGGCACTTTCTCTGGTACTGCGCATTACAACCAGTCCATCTTCCGTGAACTGATGCTGCGTTACAAGAACACGGGCGAGGACGTGTATTTTGAAATTCAGGTCACGAATGAAGATCCCACTTCCGCTGCTGGCCGTCAGACCGTGGTTTTCATTGACTGCAACATCAACGGCGGCATTCTTGCCAAGTTTGATGCTGACGGTGAATATCTGGATGAAGATATTGACGGCACTTTCGAGGATTTCACCATGCCCGAAACCTTCACGCTGCTGGACGGCATGAAGTAATTTCACCCCTTCAACACCCCCTGAACCTATCAGGGGGTGTTTTCAATTCAGTTCAATTTGAAAGGTAGGTTTTTTGAAATGTCCAATCTGTCTGTTTTCCTGAAGAAGAACAAGAAGGAACGCGCCAACGCTTTCTATGCTGCTTCCAAATCCTTTGTGGATGCAGAAGGCAACCCGGTTCTGTGGGAAATCAAGCCCCTGACTACTGTGGAGGATGAACGCATTCGTGAGGAATGCACCAAGGAAGTTCCCGTTGCTGGCCGCAAGGGTCTTTTCCGGCAGAAGATTGACACCAACGCCTATATGGTCAAGCAGATGGTTGCGGCTATCGTTTTCCCCAACCTGTTTGACGCTGCGCTTCAGGATTCCTACGGCGTGAAAACCCCGGAAGCGCTGCTGAAGGAAATGGTGGATAACCCGTCCGAGTTTATCGACCTTTCCAACTTCATCCGCGAACAGTCCGGCTTTGATAAGGAAATGGATTCCGAGGTTGAAGAAGCAAAAAACTGATAAATGAAGGGGATGCTGAAGCGAACTATGCGTATTATGCGCTTCACAAGCTGCACATTCTCCCTTCACAGTTTGTCAGTATGGATACACAGGAAAAAGCGTTTGTGATCGCCTGTATTGATCTGCGGATTGAAGCAGACGAAAAGGAACGCAAAAAGATTAAATCCTTGAGGAAAGGGGGTTAAGCAATGGCAACCATCAGCAGCACGGTTTCTTTGGTAGATAACATTTCGTCCAAACTGACCACAATCAAAGGCAATTTGGATGAAGTGGTTTCGGCCTTTGAATCCATGCAAGGCAGTTTCGACACAAGCCAATCCAAAGCAAACGGTTTTTCATGGGACACTTTTATAAAGAACTGTGAAACGGCGGGTCAGAAGATTGCTGATGTTGGAACAAAGATGACGCTTGCCCTGACTACACCCCTTGTTCTTCTTGGAAAAAGTATGTACGGGGCAGCAACGGACTATGAAAGCGCCTTTGCTGGTGTACGAAAAACCACGGAAGCAACTGAAGAAGAATACCAAGCCTTGTATGACGGTATGCTTCAGCTTTCCGAAACGGAAACTTCTGTGGGGTTCGTTGATCTGGCCGGGATTATGGAAATGGCGGGTCAGTTGGGTGTTGCTGAAGAAGAACTTCTTGGCTTCACCAAGACATACGCCGATTTGCAGGAATCCACCAACATTCAGGGCGGTGAAGGCGCGGCTGATTTGCAGCGCTTTTTGAACCTGACTGAACAAAGTACACAGAACGTTGCCCGTGTGGGCGGCGTTATCGTTGAATTGGGTAACAATTTCGCCACGACTGAAAGTGAAATTCTTGCTATGGCAACCCGTATGGCTTCCACGGGTGATCTTGCCGGATTCACTTCAACGGAAATCCTTGCCCTTTCTGCTGCACTTTCCAGCGCTGGTATCAATGCTGAAGCTGGCGGTTCTGCCGCTGGTAAGCTGATGAAATCCATGCAGCTTGCGGCTGAATTGGGCGCTGATGCCTATGACCTTCTTGGCGGCACATATGGAAACGCAGTTGATTTTTCCTATTTCATCAGCAGCAAAGAAAACCTTCTGGGCGTTGCACAGGAATTAGGCGTAACTACGGATTATGTTGAACAGCTTGGTCAATCTTGGCTGGACATGGAGAAATTTGCCCAAGTTTCGGGCAAAACCGCTGACCAGTTCAGAACGGATTGGGCTGATAATCCGGCGCAGGGTATGCTTGATTTCTTTGTTGGCCTTGGAAATCTGGACGCAAGCGGACAGCAAAGCGCTCTTTCCATGCTGAATGAAATGGGTATTACTGAAATTCGCCTTTCCAATTTGGTTGCTGCTATGTCTGGTAATAGTGATCTGTACAGCCAAGCCCTGCAAATGGCCTATGATGCTTATATGCAGGATGTTGACGTGAACGCCCTTGCTGTTGAAGCTGGAAAGCGTTACAGCACACAGGAAAGTCAGAACGCTATGCTTGGAAACAAGCTGCAAAATACAATGGCTGATTTCGGTGACAATCTTGTGACCGCCCTTCAGCCTGCCCTTGACTGTGTGAATGGTCTGCTGGAATCCTTCAATGCTTTAAGCGAAACCGACCAAACCAAGGTTCTTGAAGTACTTGGTGCGCTTGCGCTGACAGGCCCACTTCTGACGGGTGTTGGTAAAACGGTTGAAGCTGTCGGAAAGATTTCCGGGGGCATTCAAAATATCATCACCAATGCACCCACATGGGGTGCTTCCCTTCAGGCTTTCTTCAGCAGTCCCACTTTTTGGGGCGTTGCGGCTGGCGCTGGTATTCTGTTGCTTATCAGCTACCTTGACCAAATCCCTTCCAAGCTGGAAGGAATCATTACTTCTGCCGCTGGTATCGAAATTTCTTTCGATGAAGAAAGCGTAAGCAAAGCCCTTTCCCAAATTGAACAAATTCAAAGCGCCCTTGACATTTTGAACGGCAATGAAGCCACGGAAGATGCAAGGTTGACAAGCGAATCTGTGAAAATGGGTTGGGGTACAACCAAAATGTATAATACTGGCCTTGCCTATGAAAGCGCTTTGGCAAGTGCGAACATTGAACAGATTAACAATGATTATGCCGCAAGAATCCTTGAATTGCAGGATAAAATCAAGCATTCGCAGGACGGCGCACAGAACGCCCTTTGGTTTGAAGAAATCAAGGGTCTTGAAACCGCCCGTGATATTGATATTTCTGCTGCACAGCAGAGCTATTCCACGGCTATCAGCGATTTGTTCAACGGCATGGCACAGCAATACCCGGAAGCAGCAAAGCAGCTTGAAACTGCCGCCCAGCAATATGACCTGATGGCGGCATTCCAGCAGCTTCACAATATGCCTGATATGTGGGACTATCTGCCCGATAATTGGGGTGAAATGACTGCTGATGAACAGTATGCCTTTGAACAAAACTTTGAAGCGCCTGTAAGAGCGCTTGAACGGTCTATGGTCGAAATGGCCGCAAATCTTGGCTATTTAAAAGGGTACGATACAGAAGAAGCCCTGAAGATGTATGATTACGGTCTAAGCCCGTGGACAACCCTGATGAATGGTGTTCAGGAAAAGGTTTCGCAGGATTTGGCGGCTTCTGCTGAATCGCTGGATGAAAACCCGTTGGCAACCTATCTTGCCACCATTTTTTCAAGTGATGCGGTAACAGAAAATCTTGACTTTTCCGCTGTTCAGGGCGCGTTTGATGGTGCTATCGAAACGCTTGATTTCACACAAGCTGCACAGAAAGCACTTGAAAACGGTAATCCTGAAGCCTTTGGTCAATATCTGGTTCAGGGTTTGGCTGATGGTATCGACACAAACAGCACCATTCCCACTACAAGTGCTTCCACCGTTGGTACATCCACGGTTCAGGCGTTGGGGTCGGCGTTGGGTGTCAATTCGCCTTCTGTATTCGCCATTGAACAGGGTATGTATGTTGATCTGGGCTT